CTTTAATTCCTTATATAGATGTTCTAGTTCTTCATACTTAAGGAAATCCTAAGACCTTAGGGCTCTCTTAAGTGCGGCTAATAAATCGAAAAAAAACCCTCAGAACACAAGGCTCTGAGGGCATGCATAACTCTACCGATTAGTATTTCAAATCACGTTTGTAGATTAATGGCTGCTAAAGCTGCCAATGATATGCTTGGACAACATACTTTTGGAGTATGTATTCCAGTATCTAAGAAATTTTCGCAACTTAATCTACTCTATGTTCTTAGATTTCAAATAGTGTGCAAAAAGGCGTCTGAAACTACAAACATGGTTTATAGATCCTTAGATCACCATAGGTAGTCAGACTGCCTTTTTGCTGATTAGCCTACAGCTCTCCCTCTGTAGACTGGCTCTCTAGCAGTTCTATAAGCATCTTACAGTACTGTTTTGCTTTCCGAATGTCTTCTGTGCCATTTTTGTACTTATATCTGGAAACATACTTAATAATGTTGCCTGCATAGTAATCTTCGGCGATGTTTAGGCTTTCCATATATTCTGCTGGTTCTATACCTATATTATAGTGTCTAGGCTTTTCTATTTTATCAAATAGTTCTTGCTGCATCTTCATATACTCCATATGTCTCATAAGCGATCCTGACCTTTACGTATTGTTTTTACGTGCTTCATATAAAAATAACTGTGTATTTTACCGAAGTATCTTGCTAACTCGAGATAGACTCTTGCTTTGGTTCCCATAGCTTTACCTTTTTATGTTCGAAGTCATAATCTTCATATCTTAATATACGAGCTAATCTTGCTTGACGAAGTGCATCATCATACGTTAAGCCTGCATTTTCAAACGCCTTTAATACCGCTTTAAACGAACACTCTTTATTAAGTATGTTCATAGCAGCTTTCGGACCGATACCAGGGCAACCTTTGTAACCGTCAGCTGTATCTCCAGTAAGTGTTTGATATAGCCAATTATAGTCTGCAGTCTTTTGTGTGATATTATGCATTTCACCTAATCTATATATTTGACCAGGTATAGTTAGTAAGTCTTTATCGTCAGATATAACTATGACTTTATTTAAGTTAACTTCTATTGTTGCTAAGTAACCAAGCACATCATCTGCTTCTAAATCGTCCCAAGTTTCGTTGTTATAATTATTACATATATACTCAACTAAAGACTTATACGCTAATGGTTTGCGTGTCTTTTTTCTATGATATTTGTAAGTAGGATCAATAATTTTTCTAAAGTTAGTTGCTGAACTAAATACCCATGTAGCTCTATTCTCACCGAATGATTTTTCAAGATCATTAATATACTTATTTAGTACATCAACACAATCTTCTAATCGTGAGTGTAGCGTATGTAAATCGTCGTCCCATCTAACTTCATGCTCCATACCTGCACAAATGCTATAAGCAACTCCATCACCATCAATTAATAGGTGTTTCATCGTTTAAACTCTCCTGTAAAAGATCTTCTAAATATTGAAGACCTTCTGCTGTAATTTTAAAAATATTAGTCCAAGTATTTCTACCTACTTCAGTAGATATAAGCTGACATCTAGTAAGCATTGCAATTGTGTCTGCGTATTTTCTTGCAAACTCACTTTTAGTTGTAAATCCTTTGAAATGAGCTTGACATAATACCTCGACTGCTTGTGCGTCTTCTTTAGTGGGTTGTAGCCCAATCAGTTCCGATGCTAAATTCTGCGTCAACTTTGCATCTGAATTCGAAGCGCTCGCCAGCTTTTTCCGCTGCTCTTCTAAGTCTATTACCGACATCTTCTGCTATTTCCTTTCTGCAAGACACTTGAACTTCGTCGTGTATCCAACCTGAAAATACAAATTGATTACCCCAACCATGTTCATAAGTTTTGCTAATATCTTCAAAGGCTAAGATAAGCCATTGTTTAGCTACCAATGCTCCTGCTGATTGTAATAAAGTATTTAATGCTGCGTGTTGTGATCGTGGATATAATAGTCGTCCATCTAGTCCAACTAAATGACCTCTATTACTTAAAGCCATTTCAACAGCATTACGTAAAGCATTAAAAGCAGGTATAGACTTAAAGAACTTATTCTTCATTTGTCTACCTGCGTCTCTACCTTTACCAATAATTTCGCCTAGTTTCTGATCTCCACCACCGTAAACTAGTGTGTAGATAAACTTCTTAGCTGCATCACGATTTGGTAATCCTGCTGCTTCTTGATTTGCAGTATGTATATCTGCTGACAAAATTATATTGGCATAATCTCCTTTATCCCATTTAGATAGGTAGTGCGCAAGGCATCTAAGCTCGATACCCGACAAGTCGCAGCCGACCATAGACCACCCATCTGGCACGGTAAAACATTTTCTAATTTCGCTACCGTAAGGCACCCGCAATGAGGGCACTTGTGCCAAGTTTGGGCTAAAGTGAGTTGCTCGTCCTGTGATAGCTCCGTTTGTAATATACCTACCCCTAAGTTTGGAACAGCCATCGATAAGTCGTAAGTACCCATTATTTCCCTCCGCAATCATGCCGATGCGCTTTTCTAATAAGAAGTATTCTGCAAGCTGTTTAGCTTCAGGATAATCTAATTTTCCTAGCGTCTCCTCATCAATTCGAGGCTGACCGGCTGGTGTCCAGTCTTTCGGCTTCCATTGGTATTTGTTAATAAATTGATTTGCAATCTGTTGTCTACTTGACGGATTAAACGGAATTGTGACAGAAGGCTTAGTTTTAAACGTTTTAATAGTTCCTTCAAAATTCTCCTCCATATACTTTTTAATAGTATCACGCTTAGCAGCAAGCTGACCATACAGATCAGCTGCTGCAACGGTGTTAAAATGAAAGCCAGTTGCTTCCATATTAGAACAAACTTCTGCTATATTATGTTCGAGTATTTCAGCGCCGTTAGCAATCCCGGTATTGCGGCAATGCTTGTAAAGACTGTAAGTAACACTAACATCTTGCTCACAGTAAGTAAGCATCTCTTCGTTGAATTGAGTGAAATCGTCTGCATAGTTTTCCTTGTAGTTTCCTAATCTGTAACCCCAAGCTGCTAAACTATATCTTCCATATAATTTAGTAGGCATGTTGTCTGGTTGTTGTAAAAAGTCTTTATCTTTAATGTTAGGCCATATAAGGCGAGAAAGAACTAATGTATCGGTTACTTTTTTAGGTTTAAATTTGAAATAAATCTTTTTAATAGCTGGTACATCATAGCCTATAACGTTATGACCTATGATTTCGTCTGCATTTTCTAATGCTTTAATTGCTTCGTCTATTTGGTCAGGACGATAGCTAACCGTTTCACCGGTTTTAACGTCCTTAGTAACTATGCAATGTATTCGTGTTAAATTATCTAATAAATTGTCAGCTTCAATATCAAAAACCAACTGCATCTATGCTCTCCAATCTACCGGTTTCCTCGTTATACATGAGGCTACCAGCCATACCTGTAGCACCTGTAAATCTATTCTTGACTACACGCACAACAGTTTCATTGCTTTGCGATTGTTGATCACGTTCTAAACCAATAACCATATCTGATAATTGACCTATAGAGTGAGATCCTCGCAAAGAATTAAGGGATACCTGCGCACCATCTTCGAAACCTTTGTTTCCTTCAGGACGTCGCAAGTGTGAGACTAACAACATACCTACACCTGTTTCTTCAACAAATGTACGTAGTTTAGTCATAATCATATCAATCGCTTTTCTCTCATCAGGTACATCAAGACCACTAACCATAATGGAAAGATGATCAATGATAATCCAATTACACTGTTCTCCGTGGGCCAAGTAACGTAACTTAGCAAGGACATGCTCGAGAGTAACGCTGCCAAAATGATCGTAAACAAAACAGTTCCCATTAGAGAACAAATTGTCAAAAGACTTACGTATTTGATTAACTTCAACACCGGATCTATCAATGTGAAGTGGTTTATTAATGTCAATACTGACCAAGCCTGTAAGAGTTCTTTTAATGCTTTCTTCCAAAAAGAGTAAACCAACTTTATCTCCTTGAGTTAATAAGTGATGAGCAATTTCACGAACAAAAGCTGACTTGCCAATACCACTACCTGCGGTAATAGTTACAAGTTCGCCTTTTCTAAGACCTTTTGTTTTATCATTCATAAAATCGTAAGGATAAGGTATACTTGTTACGTTATCTTCCGTTGCCACTAAGTGGAAAAGATCTTTTGCTGCTACGATACCATCAGGCCTATAAACCGGAGCGTCCCATGCTGCTTTTATTAACTCTTTAACTCTATTATTTTTAAGCATTTCGCTTGCATCTTTTAGAGGTAAATGCGCTACATGAGCTTTACCTGGTTCGAGTAACTCAGCACATTGAGCAACTGCTTCTTGACCTGGTTTATCTTCATCAAACATAAATACAACAGTCTCAAAATTCATGATGTATTCTAGTTCTCTTCTAATAGCATCTGGAGCTGACTTTGCTCCATTAGGTACAGAAACTACAGGCCATTTATTTCCTAATGCCTGAGATAAAGAAAGTGCATCAAGTTCACCTTCTACAACAAATAGTCTCTTACCTTTGCTTTGTAGGCTTTGTCCAAAGAGTGGTAACTTCGAACCTTCACCAACAACACTAAAATTTTTATTTTGGTCGCGCGTCTTAAGCGCAACAAGTTTGCCATTTTTATAATAAGGAGCAAGATGTCTACCACTACCAACTTTATAGCCAAAATGCCTCGCTGTGTCTGCTGAGATATTTCGGCTTTTGAGTTCCTGAACTTTACCTTGCGAGTATACCGCTTGCGCTGCTTGGTTATTCGAGGCCGTAGTTTTGGAGAACTCAGTTGGCGTGCTATTGGGTTCTTGATCTTCTCCTCCATAATATGTGTTACATGAAAAGCAGTATGCATGGCCATCGTCATAGATAGCCTTTGCATCGCTACTTCCACATGCTTCACAGTTCGAGTGCGTCTGGAATGAAGCCGAGGTTTCCTGCATGGTCTGGTGCCTCCCAATTTTTAGGTTTAATTAAATCCCAACCACCACTGTGGTCGCGTCCCTCTTTAGTGCCGCGTATTTTAGACATGTTGGCTAAATGAACTTCTTGCCACGCTTCTTCTACGTCAACACCTGCAATTGCCAGAGTACCTAATGCAAACACCGTTATATCGATTAAAGCATCAACCATTCCTTCAGCATCTTTGTTTGTAAATGCCGAGAGTAATTCCTCAAATTCTTCTTCAACTTGATCAACTCGAAGTGCTAGTTTTTCACTATTTAAAAGCTCGTGATTAAAGCCATATTTTGCTTGTAAAGCATAAACATCTGCAACTAATGTAGACATTATCTCTCCTTAAAATAACTTGAAACAAAACTATTTATATTATTTCTATCAAAATCATATTTGAACCATTGACCATATCTACCCATTAAAACGAGTCTTTGATATGCTTCTGAAATACCTTGAATTGTATCAAACATTTCAGTACGATTTTCTTTATTAAGCTCATGATTTCGTTCTGCATTTTGATTACTACAAAGAATAAGCATTGGCTTATAATTTGTTATAACTTCATGCATTAATGATGTCGTATCATACGATGGAGCATCTCTATATGCATAACCATATACTTCTTCACTTAATGCAAATCTATCAATTATACACGGAATATTAGCCTGCTGTTCTAAACGAGCAGCAGTATGAACTATATGCCTATGATATGTTTCTATGTTCCAGTCTTTGTGATAACCACAATGAAAATATTGACCACCAATATAGTCTGCAATTGCACGAGCTAAAGTGGTCTTACCTGTACCGTCAGCACCCTCAATTATTACCAAGTGCTTTACCTGCATTACTTAATTTATCTGCTAAATCGTTAACAGTTAATGAAGAATTTAAAACAGATTGTAATGATATTGGTACTTTCTTATTAAATGCTTTATTATTAATCCAAGTATCAATCTTATCATAATCAGGTTCATATATATGAGCTGAACCTGCTCTAACATGAAGATAACCTATATCAACCATAAGATTATAACTAGAATACAGTAATAGCTGAAGAGCTTTAGCGACCATTGTAAATGTAAATACATCATATGTCATTCCGTAAACTATGTCTTGTGATCTCATATTAACTACAGCATTAAGCAAACCGTCTCTTATTAGAAACTGCATACCTGTAGTACATGGAATATCTTTACTTTCGCCTGGACGTTCTCGCCAAATATTTATATAGCAACGTCTTGAATCATTATCTTGTTTAAGTTCGTTTGCTGCCCATGATAATTGATCCATAATTTTTGGACCGTAAGCACCATTTAATGAAAAACCATCGTCGCTATATTTAGCATAGTTTTTCAT